CTGTGCCTTTGTGTCTGTATTCGCCCATGAGATTGATCCTTTCAGATGGGGGTGATTAGGCAATCGCCAGATAAACGTAGGTCGCAGTGTTGACGTTTACGTTGGTGGCGGCAACCTGATTGACGATGAAACCAGACGAGGCCGGGTCAATCGTGTCGTTTGTCGCCACTTCTGTTCCGTCCGCGTTCAGCCTAAAATAAGGATCGTTACCTGTGATAATGCCACGGGCAGTATCCCAGACATACCAATCACCCGTGCCGCTTGTGCGCTTGATAAGGACGAACCGCGCACCCGTCGTGAAGCCGCAGTCGATGGTCTGACTGGAGCCATTGCCTGTATATGTCCCAACTTTGCTGATGCCGGGAAGTGAGGCGAACAGGTAGGCGATGTAAGTCTGGCCAGCGGCGTTGACGGAGCTACCAATAAATGTCGTCGATATAGTGGTTGCTGTGCATCCGTCATTCCAAACAAATTGGCCGGATGTAAACGCAGATGTCAGATCAAGATACGCGCCAGTAGCGGACGGCACATGATCGACCAGCCAGTTTGCGGTGCTTCGGCTCTTTGTAATGATCAACTCAGGTACGACGCCCAAGTTATGGGAAACGGACCTTGCTGTCGTTGTCCCAGTATACGTTACCACATCGAAGAAGCCGGGGGCGCGCTTGAACAGGTAGTTTATAAACGTGTTGCCTGATGCGTTGGTGATCGTTGATGTTGTACCAACCTTAACCCCATTCATAACGTCCCAAGGGTTAGCTTGCAGGATCGTAGTCCCGGCAGCCGCCTCAGCAACAGCACTAGACGTGACAAGGTATCCTGTCCCGGTCAGTCTTGAGGAGAGCAAATCATGAACCGATGACCCACGGTTTTTCACAAGGACAGAATCGGCAGTTAGCCCGCCAGTAACCGTAGCGTTTGCCCCCGTTCCTGTTCTTGCGTTAAGACCAAACACCTCCGTCGCGCTCGTAGGTTCCCGCATAGGACCACGGCGGATGGCGATGTAGATATGCTGCTGACCAGCAGTAGTACTGAAAACAAAACCGTTGCTGGCAAGTCTTGGACTAGTGGTCAGGCCATCTAAGTTGGGAAGATTTGGTCGCAACATGGTTGAGTTTCCTGTCGCCAGAAAGCCACGCATATTGTCAACAAGTATCCAGTCGTTAGACGAATCTGCCCTTTTAGTAAGAACCCATTGAGGTTCCCACCCAAGGTTAATCAACTCGTTAGCGTCAGTAACCGCCTGCGTATGCAACCCACACGCAATCAACCCATCCGAGCCATCACCAGACGGGCCGAGGGGGTCGTGGGCGAAGAGGTAGGCGACGTATGTGCCACCAGAAGCATTGACAGACGTGTCCGTTCCCAAAGAGAACACAGCGGACGTAGGCGTCGTGCTGTTCCAACGAGTTGTGCCAGTTGCTTTAGCAGCAGTAGTGTTCAGCACCATGTATTCAGTGTTGGCGTTGCTGCGGTGATAAACTTGCCAATCAGCAGTAGTGTCCGTGCGCTTGACGATAATGCACCCCGGAACCACGCCAAGATCATGCGCGATAGTACGATTTGCCCCGGTCCCAGTGTAAGTCACTACGTCGAAGAAACGAGGCGCTTGGCGGAAAGACCAAGAACTATAGGAACCTGCGCTTACATTTGTCCAAGCGTTACCAATGGTTCCAATACCAAATCCGTTTGACAGAAAACTGAAATAGGTAGAGTCAAAAGTCGTGTCTTGCGCCACTGCAGAAGAAGAACATAGCGCCGCGTTTGACCGCAAAGTATCAAACAGAAAGTGGTTTCCGCGACCATATGAAGAAGTTGTCGGATTGGTGCCAGTCTCGTTCCTAGCTTTGATCCAAACCATCCCACCTTTACCAGAAAGGTCGATGCCATTGGTGACACTCGTAGCCAACCCTCCCGTGTAAAGCCACGTCGAGAACACGTCCTCAATAGGGAGCGCGGCAGCAGCAGATGCAGCACTAAGTGCTTTTTTACCTAGCATTATGCGTCTCCTACACGCGCACCATAGAGCGTCGTGCTGACTTTCCATAGGGTAACGACAGTGAAGCCGCTGGTGTTCAGCGTTGGGGCCACGCCGCCATTGGTTTTCCAAGTCACAGACGGCCAAGTGATCGTAAACGCAGAGCCGTCGTCGATCATCAAAGTCATGGCTTCGCCAGCAGCAAAGCTGTCAGTTGGCGATGACGCTCCAGTCAGGGTCCATGTTTGGATCGTACCGTTGGATGGATTCAACGCAGGCGTCGTTCCGCTCAGTGCGTACACGGTTTCGATAACAGCGCCCGCAAAAGTGCTATCACCAACGACGTGAAATGGGGTGGCGGGGCTTGCCGTGTTGATGCCGATACGATCATTAGTCGTGTCGATCTTCATAGGAGAGCCGTTGCCGAGCAGCGTGTCGATGCTGTCAAGGTCAGTGTTCAGCTTACCGCCCCAAGTGTCGGAGCTGGCCCCGACTTCCGGTTTGACGAAACCAAAGTTTGTTGTCGTCGTATCTGCCATCAGTCAGGCTCCCTACTCTGCCGCCCACGGCTCTACGTCAGGCGCAATTGGTGTCCAAAGCTCAGTGTCGGAGGAAACGACACTCCAAGATTCCGTGTCGGGGTCTTCTGGTTCCCACAGACGACGCCCATTTGCGCTGACTATACACGAAACTTGGACAGTTGCACTAGTCAGATGCACCCGATTCGCAACAGCAGTCAGGGCGCTCTGTATGTCGATACTGGCGCTGTCAGTAAACACGACGGCGCTGTCAGCGGCCACGGTAAGGGTGACGTTGATCGGCGCAGGAGATTGGCGAACTGCCGTCGCGCTCGCAGTCAGCGCAGCAGCCACAGAAATGGGTGCTGATGTTTGAAGGACGCGCAGACCAGCCGCAGTCAGCGCCGTGCTGGCAGACAGCGCCGCAGCTCCTGACTTGATGGAGACGCAGGCAGCCGTAACCGCAGCACTGATAGCGATTTGCGAGGCTGACTGCCGCACCCGCAGGGCAGCCGCAGTGGTCGTCGTCGTGGCGGCAATGTTGCTCGCGGCGTTTCGTGCGCGCTGCGCCGCAGCAGTGAGTGCTGCACTTGCAGAAATGGCGGAGGCAGCATCAACGATGCTGCCGTCTAAGCCATAAGCGTAGGCGCTGTAAGCCCCAGTGCCGTAGCCTGTGCGGTATACGGTCATGGGGACAGCCTTATCAGTTCAGGGTGATGTCCAGATCGCCCGCAGGGATGCGGAACACGTCTCCGGTGTCGATGGCCTTGGAAGTCGTCAAGTTTCCATAAGCAATCAGATCGCCGCCAGTCACGGCGGTAAAGACGCCGACGGCTACGATAGTACCCCACGAGGAGCCTGCGGTCGGGAATTCGATGTTGGCGCTGTTGGTGGCTGTGTCTCCGCTGACAGTCATGGTGAACGACTGGCGAGCGTAGGACGTGCCGCTGCACTCAGTTCCGCCGCCCGTGTCGGTCGGGGCTACAGTGTAGAGGGCCAGATACCATGCGGTCGGACGAGTCACAGACGTAGTGGTGAACAGCCACTGTAGCGTCGTAGTCTCGAAAGTGTTTGACAGGCTCATGCGACAACTCCCGGCATCATGGGACGGAGCGGGCTGCCCGCATAACGCCGTCCAGCTTCAGCATTGACGACAGACGCCAGCGTCTCGTCGTATTCGTTTTTCCACAATACCACGCGCTCGTCGTCTTTTAAATAGGCAGGCGTGTGGCGCAGAACAGCGTAGGTGTAGAGGTCGAGATACTCGTCTGCGAGCCAAGACGAGTTGGTCACGGCAAAGTCAGGGACTTTGGCGTAGTAAGTCATCGTCACGCTGCGCGGTGGATTGTCAGTCGGAGCCATTGGGCCGACGAAGAAGATAGCGTTGCCTGCGATGGTGTAGATCGGCTGAAACGTCGAGGCGTTTGCCAGCTTGATCCGCTCGCGCTCGTAGGGGCTGACATACTGCATCGGAGCAGGCGGGCTGTCCGAGGTGATGGTCCGCATTTCGTTGTAGTCAGAAGGCAGAACCAGCGTGTCCGCAGTCAGCGGCGCTTCCGCCGTCACGACCATGCGCTGAATTCGCAGATCGCGGTTCAGGCGCGCGTGGGCCATGTCGATCATGTTGTCCAAGTCAGCCTCGAACACTGTGTCGCCATTGCGCCAGACGAAGCGCGCCAAATAAGCCTTGAACTGTGAGTAGTTCATTTCTGATGCACCCTCAGACGCGCCCAAGTGCCGTCTTTCAGCTTATCTTTAGCATACTTTGCCCACGCGCGCGACCCCACAGCAGCACCACATTCTTTGGCCCATTGTTGGGCAATCAGAATAGGAACAGTTCCGAGGTATTTGCCTCCGACTGGGCCAGTGTTTGGCTTAAGCGTCTCGGCTGCGTCTTTGGCAGCGTCGAGAACAGCCTGCACGTTCTGCTGTTTGACGATATGGAACGACTTGCCGTCTGAATCCAGAAACAGGCGCTCGACAATGGGCTGAACGGGCAGGCTCATGTTTTAGTCCCCGATGTAGGGCTTCAGGTAGCCGAGCTTGTTGTAGTGCTTGGCTTGGTCAGTCGTCAGCTCAACAATAGAGCCGGGATGCACCAAGGCAGCGCGTCCACCGCCATTCGGAGCGATTGCGCCATTGATGACCATGTATTTCGTGAGGGTCGGAGCCTCGTCTGCCTTTTTGACTTTGCGCTTAGGCAGCGAGTCATCAGCAGCGTCGATAACAACTTCGGTATTGGGTTCGTCAGACATCTTGTCCCTCGTTCTTATGTGGTGAGGCGGCGGTTTCCCGCCGCCTCAGTTAGTCAGATCAGGGCGACGGAGCCGCACCAGTGGTCGCGTGGACTGCGCCGTGGGCCTTCTCGTTGGAGACCTTCAGGGTGTATTCGCAGTGAACCATGCGGCGCTTGGCGTGACCAGTCTGGGCCAGTTCGGTCTGACGCGGGGTTTCGAGGAAGCACAGTTCCGCGTATTCCGGGTCGAGGACGTAGACCGAGTAGTTGTTCGACGCGGTGGTCTGCTGGAAGCGGTTCGGAACCACAGTCAGCTCGCCAAAGTCCGAGTCATAAACGTCGATGGCCGCAGTCAGGCGCTTGTCGATAGCGTCCTTGTAGCGGGTCGAGTTGCCCGTGAACGACTGCGAAATCACGCGCTTGTTGTTCGCGTTGACCATGATGATCGACGGCGTAGCGCCTTCGTTCCAGCAGTCTTCGATCACGTTGTTCAGGTTGGCTTCAGTCAGCGCAACAGCCGTACCCGGAGTCAGGGTCGAGTTCGGGTGGCCCGAAGTCGTGCCAGACAGGGTGGGAGCAGCGCCAGTAGCGCCCAGCACGATGTTCGTGCGGAGCCATGCAGGCAGACCAGCGGCAACACGGGCAGAACCCGACGAGCCAGCGTCAGCAGCGACGTTCTGAAGCATCATTGCTTCCATGTCGCGCTTCATTTCTTTCAGCTTCAGAGTGATCTGAGCTGCAAGACGCTGCACGTTCTCGGCGGCTGCATCAACAGCTTCCGAGGTGTTCGACACCGACACGATCTTGTCGCTGATCTGGGTGTAGTTGCCGAAACGCTTGCCGAGAGTACCAACGTCCTCACCCGGCGAGTCATCACCTTCGATGACGCGGTTCGAGGTCGAGGGCGAGGCCAGTTCGACAACGGTCCACTCGTGGTAGGTGGCAGTGGCTTTCGGGCCAACGCCGATAGCAGTCTGGAACGGCGTCTCCTCGGGGGAGATCATCGTGTACTGCTGCTCGAGGTCTTCGCGGATGACAGTGTTGTCATACGTTTCAATGGTTTGTGCATCAACGGCCATGAGTCGTCACCTTTTCGGTTTGCGCACAAGCAGCGTGGCGGCGACATCTTCGACCCTACCACTCTTGCGCGCGGTTTCCAGAGCGGCCTTCTGCTGCCTCGCTGATGCGGTTGCTGCTGCGACAGCACGAGTTGCTCCGGGGCGCATGACAGTTGTTGCTTTATTCGGCTTGACTGGAGCTGACTGCCCTTTCGCCTTGAGGCGATGGTAGGCACCCAGATCGGCAAGCGCGACATAAACCCGGTGATCCAAGAATCCGGCCAGTTCTGCTTCGTTGATACCGTAGGCGGTAGCGCCTTCCCGCATCAGCTTCTGCAATTCTGGGCCTTTTACCGGGTCGCGCAAGGCTGGCATAGCTTCGACCAGCTTTTGAGCCGTTTGGACTCGCATCTGATCTTCTTGCTGTGCTTCTTGCTGCTGGAACAACTTAACAGCCTGTTGGACCTTGGCGCGCTTCGTCTGAAGCTCCGCTTGATCTTCCCTCCAAGCCTCCATTTGCATGAGGTATTGGGTCGGGTTGGTCTGGCGGAGGGCCGGGTCAGGCTGACTGACTTGCGGTTGGAACATCATGCTCTCGAAAGCGGCAAACGCTTTCACGAGGTTTTGACGGCCAGTGTTTAGCTCCTGCTCCACTTGGACCTTCAGGTTTTCGGCCTGTTTTCTGGCTTCAGTGGCAACTTGCAGGCGCTTCTCAATTGCTCCTTCTCCCGAGTAGGCGCGTTTCAAGTCAGCGAGCGTGACTTCTCTGTCCTGTCCATCAACTGTCACCGGAATGAGCGTGTCATCGGTTAGTTGGAAGGTCTCGAAGTTTTCATCGTCTGCTTCAGCAGCGTCGTCGGTCGGAACGTCACCGTCGTCGGCAAGAATATCGAGTTCGGCGTCTTCTGCGTCGTTTTCAAACGCGGTTTCGACGATTTCAGCCTCGTCGGCGGCTCTCTTGTCATCCTCCTGCGATGCAGGGTCGGATTTGACAAGCATGGATGCAGCGATGTCGTCCATCGACATTGGCTGCGTGGTCTGTGTAGCGGCTTCCAGAGCCATTAGGGCTTCCCTTCATCGACCGTCCGCGCGAGGTTGCGCAGTGTTGCTCGAAATGTATCCACTGCCCTGACTCGGGCGTGAATATGGCCCATCTTTACTGTGTCTTGTGCGTCAACGGAACAAAATTCTGCAAACGCTTCGGCCACCATCTGATTCAAGATGTCCGTGACTACGGAATCTTGTAACAATTCCCGTGCTTTACGGGCCTTTGTGAAAGAGTCAGACATTGGGCGGATTCACAGGTTCTGTTTCAGGAGGAGTGTACGGTGCAGACCGAATCTTCTCTTGTTCAAGTTTGACTTTGCGCTCGTCGATCCTTGCCTTCGAGGCAGCGATCTGGAGGTCTTGCGCCATCTTATCGCGTTCCAGATCGTCCTTGGCAGCAAACTCCAGAGCCTTGATCTGGTTGTCGAGGGCGATGCGGCGTTCTTCCAAGAGAGCGTTGACGTAGAGTTCTCGTTCTTTGAGCTGTGCCTTGATCTTTTCGGCTTCGATCATGGCGGTGCCGGGGTCAACGACAGGCTGCTGGTTGGCAGCAGCTTCTGCGGCCTGCTGGGCCAGCACTTGCTCGACTTCTGGCGTCACTGCGGAGAAGTAGCGGCTGACGTTGTAGATGCCGTAGAGCTTCGTCATGTCTTCGAGCGTGTTGTAGACGTTCCGATAGCTCACAATCGGGTTCTGCGGCCCCATCGTGGCGATGATTTCCTTCTGCTGGGCCAAGACGCCCTGCAAACCAGCCAACTTCTCGGTAGCGTCCCCAGTTCCGAGGCCGACGTTGGCCCGCATGAACAGGTTGGCGTCGAACATGGTGGTGTCCACAGGCAGGTAAGCACCGTTGACTTCCATGACTTGCGCACGCGGCAGGTGCCACATCGACAGCTTGAGGATACCGTTGAAGACGGTTTTCAGACCCTCTGCGATGTTGCGCGCCATGACTTCGATCTGGCCCTGCGAGAGCTGGATCGTGTTCATGGCAGCTTCGCGGGTGGTTGACTGCAAGGCGTCGTGATCCAGACCCATTGCAGCGCCAGTGATACCGACTTTCTTTTCGGTGTCTTGCTGAAGAAACTGCAAGAGAGGCAACATCGACGAAATCGTTGACTGGACGCCGATTTCTTGGATTTGGCCCGATGCTTTGGTGCGGATCGGCGCGCCAATGGCAGGGTTCATCACGTCGTCGAGGTTGACGAGAGTGTCGTGGACGGCCAGACGGCGGTTGTTGGACAGGTGCGCGTTGTCCACCGTCGCCCGCATCAGCGAGGTCATGGTGTCTTGCGGCTGCTTGGCGATGTCAAAGACGGACTTGCCAAAGACGGTCCCCGGCTCTGGGTCGATGGAAATTAAACCAAACGGCACTTGAGAGGCTTTTTCGTAGTCCAGAAGCTCGTAATTCGTGCCGCCAAGCCAGAAGCAGTAGAGTTGCGGGACGCCGATGCCTTCGAGGTCGTAGTAGGCGTAGCACTCAGTCACAAGAATGAGCCGCATCATGCGGTCCATAGATTCCTGTTCTTCGACTTTGACGTAGCCACGGCGGTACTCGGATTCGCCTGCGCCAGCGTAAAGTTCGGGGTCCAGAGTGTCCAAACCGTCCAAAAGTTCAAACGGTAGGCCCATTGCGACGGCAGTACCGACCCGCATCTGGCGGCGGTGGCCGACAACGCGAAAATCGTCCAGTCCAGAGGCGTTTTCGTCGATGAAAAACTCCTCCAGCGGCACACTTTCGACACGAATTTCGCCTTTTTTGTCAAAAATGGCGACTTTGGCGTCGAAAAGCTGAATCGGAGTGCCGTCAGGAGTGATGATGACGGGCATGGCCTCAGACGGCATGGCGGACATGATCTGCACGTCGTCGCGGGCAGCGATCCGCTCCATTTCGTCGGCTGGAACGGCAGTGACATCGACGTATCTGACTTCAGTCGAGTCATCGAACCAGAATTTCATCACGCCGAGCTTCTTCAGCATGGCGTTTTGCATCACGTCGTAGAGTGCGCGGTAGCCGTTTGAGCGGAAGAACAGCGAATTGACGTATTTTGACTGCTGGGCAGCCAATTCAGCAGACCGAATACCGTCAGGAACGTACTCGACGATGGTGTCTGCCTGCACAAAGACGCGCAACAGCGACGGACGTGCGCTGCGAATGGCGTCGCGCACCGCAGTCATCACGACTTTGGAGCGTCCGGTCACTTCTGGCAGGTCAGTCAGGCCGTCGTAATACTTCTGAGCAGTCTCCCACTCAGGCATAAACTGCTCGTCGATGAAGTTGCAGGCGGTCTCAATAAGAGCGCCTAGCTCATGCACGGCGTCCTGCAAGTCAATGACTTCATCCTCGGCAGGAGGGACGTAGTTTTCGACGTTCCAGATGTCTTCAGCCATTTCCTGCCCTCAAAAGTCAGCGGTTATCGACAATCGCCACAAGAATCTCTGGCTTCGTCTCGTCGATTTTGCGGTGCTTCACATGGTTGACGGTCGCGCCGTAAGCACTCGCCTTGTTGTTTGGACTGGGCGGCGAGATTGTGGTGGACATCAGCTCTTACCAACTTTGCCGTTGGACCGCATCGCTTCAGCAACGGTCTTTTTGACGATTGCCGACTGTTTCACGGGGTCCATTTTCTGTGTCCCGTTTGCAGAGAACATTCCGCCATTGGTCGGCGGCATGACTTTCGGAAAGGGGTTCTTAACGCCACGAATAGGCATGTCCAGCCTCCAAGCTGACAGTTCTGACTGCCGCATCCTACCAGTCAGCGCCCTTGCGGTCAACGAACCCTTAGTAGATCGACGGTGCGATCCAGTTCAGCGGCTTTTTCCAGCTATTGCGACCGTTCGACCGACCGACTGCAATGGCCCCGCCGCCAGCGAAAGTCAGACACAGGGCGTCGGCCAAGTTGGGCGACCGGACGCCGCGCTGCTTCATCGCTTGCTTGGACTCGACATCCGCTTTGCCAGTGGACGTAAAGACCGCTTGAGGTTCCGCCAATTCCGCCATGAGCTTTTCAGTAAGGGCCAAGTCCTTCGGAAACGCGACATTTCGTTGCTCCAGCCAATCCCTGACTGCGTACCACAGCTCCGCCCGCAAGCGAGTGAAGCGGTCTTTCATCGACGGCGATTCCGCGACGTTTACGTCAACAGCCGGAAGGCCCAACTCTCGCAGGCGGTCGGCAACCCCGGCTCCAAGACCGATGGAGTCAACGTATATGCTAACAGGTCGCTCCTTATCGGGCGTCCTGTCCCACCGCTCTTTGACTCGGCCTGTGACTCGCATGAGGTCAGCGTCGTACCACTCGACAAGTTCTTCGAGCATGTTTTCTGCCCGAATACAGAATCCGGTAGGGTCGCCGCCCCGTCCGGGGTCCACACCCCAAACGCGCTCTGCGCCGCGAAGTGCCTCAACGTCTCGTCCCCATGCGCCATCAATCAGCTCCTTCGGAATGACGGTATCGGACACGCT